TCTTTTAGAATGTTGTGTGTATAATTCCATAACTTTTTTAGATGCTTCATATTCTGTAAATTCTATTTTTGTTTTATCTATTTCAAAAGTATATATCTTTAAGTTATCTGATATTTGAAACTTAATAACGTGATACATTTTTGTGTTTTGTATTGGTTGTATAACATAAGCTAAATCATTCTTCCAGCATAATCTCATTGCTTCTAATTCATCTTCTTTTGGAGAATACTTTTCTAATTGCTTTTTAGCCATTTGTAACATCCTTTTTAAATATTTTTTTTAATAATGTTGGATGCCAAGTTTGTGTTAAACATAAATTATAAAGCATTTGCCCTAATTCATCAATATCAATGTCATCATTTTCTGTTTCTATTGTTGATGTTTTTCCGTAAGATGTGTATGTTAATTTCATTAGTCAAGTTTTAAAAATTCTGTTTCTCCGTATTCTTTAAACCATTCACTGTTTTCTTTGTATTTGTCTATTACTGCATTTATAAATACTAATTCATCTAATGTGCTTGTTTGCAGTTTAGAAACTATTTCTTCTATGCTTCTTAAAATATTAGTTGTTGTTTCAGGGTCTGTATTGTAAATGATTTTAAATTCGTTTCTTACTGTTTCTTCCAAGTCTTTATTTAAACTATTTATCTTGTGTTTAATTTGTTGCTTGTATTGTGTTGTAAAAATTAAACTTTCATTTGATTCTAACAGTAACTGACTTAATATTACTGATTTTAGATACTCTTGTTGTATTATGTTTATTTCCATTGTTTTGCTTTTGTTAGTTCTAAATATGCTACTTCTTTTTCTATTCTTTGTGTGTTGTAAAATTGTGTTGTTGCAGGGTTTTTATTATTAAGTTCCCATTCTGGGATAATTAGATTTAAATTAAAACTGTATATTCCTTTTGGAGTTGAGTTAAAATACATCGGTGTATCTAAATGCTTTTCACATTCTTGCTTCATTGCATCGTACTTTTTCTTTTCAAGTAGTAAAGTATTGTAATGTGTTTTTCTGCACTTTAATTCTAACCTATGTCCTTTGATGGGACTGTAACAATCCCACCTTGACATTTGATTTTTCGCTTTAACTAAATCAAGATATACATTTTCTTTTAACCAATTAAATAAATCAACTTCTGTCCAGTTATTCATTTACTTTATATTCGTTGTATACACGTCTTAATTCATCAAGTTTACCTTTCCAACAACTTGCACAAGAACTTATCTGTAAACGATAGTTAAATACGTTAAAATAGATGTCTGATACTTCTTGTTGTTCTATTGAATTTAATGTGCTTTGTTCAGCAGATAAATACTTTGTTAATTTATTATAATCTGATTCATTTAAACAGTTTATATTTCTGTTGTATGGAAACAAATTATTTAGTTTAACTTTTCTTTCATCGCAGCCACAATCTATACCGGTTGCTTCGCTAAACATTTCTACTGCTTTTTTAATTCCTGTTACTTCGGTTAGTTTTTCAATTGAATCTCCTAATCCTTTTGATTTTTGTTTTGCCATAATTTAGTAAATTTGATTATAATCGTTATTAATATAGTCTTGGTAATCTTTTTGAAATTTAGTACTTAATATTTCCTTATAGTTTTTAATTGAATGGAATATTGATATTAAACTTATATTAGTTTCTCCTGCAATATCTCGCATAGACATATCAGTGTCTCTATAAAGTTTAAACAGTTTTCTATCGTACCAATGCCAATTTTCTAATTCATCGTCAATCAACATACAAATATCATTATATGCTTTATGTTCTTCTACGTTTGAATCGTCAAATAATTCCCAGCATCCATCTATTGGTACTTTAGTTATTTTCATTTTTTTATTGTAGAACTGAAAGAACAAAGATTTTAATGTAAAGAACATATAGCCTTTTCTTACTTTTCCACTTGCATCAATAAGTTTAGAAGCATCAGCATATTTTATCAATGCTATATAACTTTCCTGTACTATATCTTCAGCGTAATCATATTCACCAAATTTATGAATTATTTCAATCCATTCTTTATGGTGTTTAGCTACATTTTCCAACCACTTGAAGTCGTCCATATAAATGAAAATGAAATTACTAAAATTAAAACTTGTACAGTGTGTTCTGTTTCGTCATCAAATTCATCATCGTTATATAATGCCCCGAGCATTACACCTTTAATTGGATTTATAATTATATCACAATCGTAGAATTGTGCTATTATAAATGCAGTACATAAAATAAAACCTAAAGTGATTAATACCATATTAAAATAATTTTGCGTTTACTTTTGCTACTTTCTTTTCAGAAATTACTTCTTTTAATTGAATTGAAAAATCAATATGTGTTAATTCAGAATCAACTTCTAATAGTTCTTCAATGCAATCAGCTATGGGAGTTAAATTATACCTTGCCTCCATATCTGTTAATTCTTGTAAATATACAAGTTTTTCTTTTAAATCTTTAAAGAAACTTATTAACATTTTATTGTCTGAATGATAAAGTAACATTCTTTCGTTTGAAACTTGTAATTCTTCTAAATGGTTTTTAATTGTTGTTTTCATAATAACTCTAATTGATTTGTTTTTGATTTTTCTATTATTCCTAAAGCAGTTTCAAAAATAGTTTTACCTGCTTCATAATCTACTAAATTTCTTAAAACATCCCTATAACCTCCTAAATTTGCATTTATTTTTAAGTCGTGAAATACTTCAAGTTTTTTATGTTCATCTATCATTGTGCATAAAATACCATCTAATTTTCTTTCTTTCAAATCATTTGGCAAATTAAAATTTGTCCAATATAAATGACGCCCTCTTTTTTTAGCCTGTATTAATGGTTCATAATATGGAATTACATTTTCAACACAATATTTTCCTTCAAAATGATTATCTAAAAAAATAATTTCCTCATAAAGTTTCATATCAGGATATAAAGGTATAAATGTATTTCTACTTTTTTGCGTTATTCTAATTTTACTATGACTTGGACAAGGTGGCGAACTCCATATAAAATCAAATTCTTTATAATGGTCAAGTAAATACTGATGTGCATCAGCAACTATTACTGTATCATTTGGAAATCTTTCTTTGTATGCTTTCGCAATTTCTTCGTCATATTCAATAGCTGTGACTTCAATATTTGCCACTTCGTCCCACTTATATCTATTCCCACCTAAACAAGCGTATAGATTTAATACTTTATAATTTTTCATTTAAAATATATCTTTTAATGGGTCATAAAATGCTCCTTCTACTTGTGGCAATCCAAAATTATTTACTTTAAAACTAAAGTTTTCAAATGGTGCATTTCTTGAGCGTTTACAACTTACGGTTACTAATCCTTTATTTACTGTATTTAATTCTAATTGTATTTGTGTTTCTGTTTTCTTTTCTAAAAATGAACCTAAATGCCCTGTTGGTTTATCTGTTCCAAAGTTAGAATGTATTACTGTTACTATGTGGCAATTTAACTCCTTTGACCATTTCATTAACTTCTGAACTACTGCATTTGATTCTTCTATATTATTTACATCAGAACATAAATCAGCAATACCATCAATAATAACCAATCCAATATCTGTAGCTTCTAATTTATCGTAAAGGTAATATTCTATAAATTCAACTCTTTCTTTAAAACTTAATTGCCTTAATGCTAAAGTATGATATTTATCTGTTTTTATTCCAGTCATATCAATAGGACGTTTAAACACATTTGCAGCGTGAAAATTGCCTTGTTCAGTATCAAAATGTATTAGGTGCTTATTATCTCTATTTGCCTTTAAATCGCCTCCAAATTGCTCTAATTCGTCTGCTAAATATATTGCTGATAATAATGATACAAAAAATGTTTTTTTACTTTTAGGTGGTGCTTGTACAAAGCTAAAATTACCATAAGTTCCGATTGGTGTAGGATATTCTATTTTGCCATCTTTAGTTTCGTAACTTTTAACACCAAATGAAATAGCAGGTTTTGGATGTGTTATCTTTTCTAATGGATTAATGAAACATTCTGCTTCAAAAACTTCCATTAATAATCTCTTTTCGTCTTTGTTTAATTCCATTTGTTTGTTTGTTTGTTAAAAAAAGGGAACTTTTACATTCCCTTTTGAGTATAATTTTAGGTAGACTAATCCCTAAATTATTAATTAATTAGAAAGGTAAATCTGAAGCTATTTCTTCTTTAGTTACTTCTGCTTTTTTATCAGCAACTGATATAGTTCCATTTGTCCAGATTACATTTCCATTTCCTAAATACGTTTTAGGCTTCTTTGCTTCTCTTTCTTCTTTTGTTTGACTATCTGTTAAAGAAACATTTTGTCCCCATTGGTTAGACTCGTCATTTACTCCAACTGTAAAGTTGTAATAAACTGCTCCATCTTTTCCAGATACAAATTTTTCTTTAGGTAATTTGTCAACTCTTAAACTTACATTAATTAATGCACTCATATTATTTAATTTAATTTGCTTACCTTTTTTTACTGTTGTCAGCTATTCAGTTTTATTATTTAACTTTTAATAATTCGTCTTTAACTACTTTAGTCATTTTATACTTGCCTTCAATAGTTGCAATATTACCACCATTTTTTAAATATTCAATAGCTTTATTAAATTCTGGTGTATTTTTATTTAACCATTTTTTATCATCTAATGCTGCACTTATTTCTTTTGGTGTTAAAGTTTCTGCTTTATCGTGTTTATTTGATGCATCAGGGTCTTGTGTATCGTCAATCAATAATAAATTACCTAATGCATATTTTTTACCATAAGAAGAAGCAGAACCAAATTGTTGTGGTACTTGCATTCCTTTTTGATTTAAATCTACACCTACTATTGCAGTAGCTATTATTTCATTAACTCCATTGTTATCTAAAATACAAGCACTTGAATTAATTATTGGTGGATTAACGTTTATAATATCTTCTCTAATTACAAATGATACTTGGTATTTTTCATTGTAAGGTTTTAATGCTTCTAATATATCTTCAGCACTTCTAAAATTGTATTTACCAAAACTATTAAATTTTGATTTTGATGCTTTAAATTCTTTTTGAATTAAAGACAGTTTTTGATTTAATGTTAATTCCATTTTATTTTGTTTTAATGTTATAAATTTCTTGTTTAATTATTGTTTTATATTCTCTTGGGCAATTTTCATCTGCTAATTCAAAACAGTAAGTTTCTAATGTTTGAAGATGGTTTTCTAATTTGCAAATTCTATCTTGCATTGCTTCTAATCTAAACCTGTTGTAATCTAATAAATCTTTCATTTTATAAATTTGTTAAAGTTAATACTAAAGTAAAAAATAATCCCCATAAAATAAATGCTAATCCGATGTCTTTTAAATTTTGTTTCATTTTGTTTGTTTTTAGTTTGTTATTTCTTTGGCAAATATATAACTGTTTTAGATATAAAAGTGTTAATGAAAAGTTAAAGTTTTAAAATAAAAAAAGGGACACTAATTAAAGCATCCCTTTTCTAACAAACAATATATAAACAGAGAACTACAAAGATTCTAATTTAGAATTATAGTATTCAATCATTTCAATCAAATCTATATCAGCAAATTTAACTATTTGTTTTGATTTAATTAATAAACTATCAGGTAAGTTATTATCAAATTGTGTTAAATACTTTGAAAAAGCATATTGCATACCTTGATTTGTAATGTTGCAACCATAACATTGTACACCTACATTATTTTCATCCCAACGTGTTGAATAATGTCTACGTGACATAAAGTGTCCACATTGCAACTTTTGATAATAATCTTTCTTATTACAAGTAACACAAGTAGCTATTTCATCAATAGCATCTTTACGCCTTATATATTTACTAAAGACTGTATCAAGTTTTATTACTAAACTTTTTCTTGTTGGTTTCTTCATATACAAATGTAATTATAGCTTATTAACAATCTTGTTTAAAAGTTTTCAAATCAAAGTTTATTTTTTTTATATACCTTCGTGGAGTCGAAATTAATATATATGAAAGTAAAGTTTAAAATAAAAAACGAAAAAGATAGATTAAGAGAATTTATAAAAGAATTTAAAAGTGTAGAACATTTAAATAATTATAGAAATACTTTAATTAAAACTAATTGCTTTATTTTTAAAGAAACTTATCTACCCTGACCTTTGTATTTCTTTTGATAGTTTTTAGAAGATTTTAATTTAGAAGATTTTGTTTTTGAATGTACATTTGGTCTTGAAATATTAGTTTCTATACGGGTAGAAACCACCGTCTGTTTTGCCATATTAAATAAATTATAATTATAATTAAAATATATCCTATTGGATTAGAAGTTTTCTCTATATTTTTAACTTTTGTATTTTCTTTAACTTTTATAGTTTGTTGTTTATCTTCAATTTTAGACACTTTTATATCTTCTTTATGTAAACTATTGTCTTTTGTATTAATGTGTCTTAAAACAACGTTTTTGTATGTTATACCGTTTACTACAATATCTTTACAAGTATCTAATGGAGTTATTATAAACTCATCAGTTATAATATCATTTTTAGTTTCTATTTTTATATCTTCTTTTGTAACAATTTTAGTAACTATTTGTGACAAACTATCTTTTTTAACTTCTTCTATTACTACTTTTCTTGTTGAACAAGATGATAACATTGTAATTACAGTTGATGCTACTACAACATAAACCCAAAACATTACCCAGTTCCTATTTTGATTTATCATTTGTATTCGTTTTTAGCATCAAAACTTGGACAAGCCTTTTTTACACCTTTAAAATCTTTATGCCCTTGAACAATAGCGTTTGGAAATTGTTTTTTAGCAGCGTTTACTAAATATAATAAACTTTCTTTTTGCTTTAAAGTCCTTGTGTCTTTTGGATTACCTGCTACATCTATTCCACCTATATAACTAAAATGGATTGATTCTGAATTATATCCCTTTACACCATTTGTAGGTTGTTCATATTTTGCCAATTCGTGTATAATACCATTTGCATCTATTAATCTATGATACCCCACAGATGTCCACTTTAAAGTATTTTTCCAATAATTTAAAATAGATTCTTTTTTAACATTTGGTTGTGTAGCAGTACAATGAATAACTATGAAATTAATATTTCTCATTTTGATAAAAGTTTTACAATTGTTCCTACTAATCCAGCGGTTAATAATCCTGCGACAAATTTTAATTGACCGATATAAACAGACTTTTTAGCCATATCTAATTCTATAAACTCTAATTTTTCTTTTAGTGCTTCTATATCGTGTTTAATGGCATCAATATCAGAAATAACTCCCTTATTACCGTTTACTTTTGAACCAATAAGTGCAGAAGAAATATATTGTAAATCTTCTTTTATAAGGCGAAGGTGTTGTTCCATTCGGTCTAATCTTTCTTTTTCTTGAAACTCCATTTTAACTTTTTAATTTTGTAACTATATCCGTAAATCCTTGAATGCTTACATAAGCAGTTGCTATTACTACCCAATCTTGTGAAGTTAAATCACCAGCGAATAATCCACAACAAGCTATAACAAACACCATTAGTTTGCGTGAAATTATCTTGTTTAATATTTTATCTATATTATTCATAATTTACATATTGTATGTATGATGGTAATTCATCTTCTGAAATTTCAAATAAATCTGAATAATCAACTAATATTGGATGGTCTTCCAACTCTCCTACATAATTGTCTAAATTTACTATTGTGTAGCTATTTGTGCCTACTGAATTAATTTGTCTTATGTGTTTCATTATGTGAAATATTGTAAAGTTAATGATATTACTCTTGATGATACTGCCGCTGAATGTGTTATTACAAACTCATATCCAGTATTTGCAGCATTTCTCCTTAAAAAACAAACTCTATTAACGATAGAAACCGTAGTTGTTAATGTACTAAACATACCTACACCGTAATATAAAATATCTAATGCCGAACCTAATCCAGTAGGACTTAATGGAGTTGGCATATCTGCAGGCAATGGAATAACAACTTGTGAAATACTTCCAGGTGTAGTATAAATTAAATTTACTCTACCAGTTACTAAACTACCTACTTGATTCCATTTATATGTACTTGCTGCAATAATTGTTGGTGCAGTTCCAGTAAATGTAGGAGACAAGCTATAAGTTTGTTCTGCCACATCAAGTCCACTTGCTTTACTGTCTAACTGTGTTTGAACAGAACTTGTAATGCCTTTAACATATTGCATCTCTTGTCCACTAGGATAATTTGTAGTAGAACCTACTATTAAACCACCTTGTGAATCACCTAAAACAATACAACGAACACTTATTGAATTTGCAGGAACAGGAGCAGGTATTGAAATACTATCTATAAATGTTTTTCCACCACCAATAGATTGACTTGTATTTGTTATTAAACCATAATCTGTAGTAGGATCAGCATTTGGTAATTTTAATTGATGATTTATACCAGTTGAAGAAAAACTCGGTGAACCTATAAAATTAGTAAATACACTAAAAGTTTGTGTTGCACCTGTAAGTCCATTTAATGAAGATATACCTGTACCTGATATAACTAAATCACCACTTCCTAAAATACTATTTCCGTTTATTGTTTTTATATTTGTTGCTGAAACTAATGTAGGTTGTAATCCTGCTTCAGAAGGTGTTTTATTTTCCCAAATATCTGTCGCAGATGTATAAGCTAAAACTTCGTTATTTGTAACTGCATCTATTTTTACATTGTGTAGTTCATCTAATTCATAACCATTATTGACCTTTACAAAAATAGTTCCTTGTGTTATGTGTGCCGAAATTACATATCCAATTATAACTAAATGATTTGGAGCAATTGGTTTTACTTTTGTTATTCTACCTGAAACAGTTGGTGATAAATACAAAATGTCTCCATCTAACCAAGTCTCACTTTGCAAAGAGCCTGTTGTATTAATACCCCTAACTAATCCACTTGTAGTTATAAATCCCTCTTCATTATTTGCTATTGTTTCAGTAACTAATCCTATTGTTTCAGAACTTAATACATCATTTGTAGCTTGTGCTAAATCAACTTTCATTCTTTGACCCTGTGCACCTGTTATTCTTACTGCTTGATAATTAGCTTCTAATAAATCTATGTTTGTAGCAGTTTTATTAACTACCCTAACAACTTGCTCTTGACCTATTTGTAAAGTAACATTTCCACCTTTTAATATTAAATCTAATGTTCCATCTGTATCATTATAGTACATTGAACCAGCGGTAGTAGGTATATCAGTAGGTGTATTGTCAAACTCTAAATTTCCTAATTGAATACCAAACTCTCCTAAATTAACATCAGATACCGCTCCTGTATATGGAACTCCACCCGCAACACTCGCCACATATTCTTTTGTCGCTACTGCTTTACCTGTTGTGTCTGCAATTATTAAAGCATTTGTAACACTTGGCAATGTCATTAACCCTGTGTTGTCTATCTTTGCTCTTAAAGTTGATGTTTGCATATCAGTACCAGATGCCAATAATTGACCAGTGTACATTTCTATATCACTTTCTCCTGTGCCCTTACCTGTTCCTGCGTTTAGTTTTAGCGTTCCTCCTTGTAAATTTGCTGTTCCTAATGAATTTAGATTAACAGTATATATATTAATAGCATAACCCGTGGCGTACAATATAGAACTATTTGTAATTAAAATAGCATTGTAAGCTCTTGTAACTTGTCCAGTTGATTGAAATACACCAGTATTATTTGTTTGTTTCCATATATCCCCATTATATACAACTGTAAATACATCTGTCCCATTAGTTGTAATAGCTTGATAAGTTCTTACAGTTTGAACTAAATCTGTTAATACAGTTGTTCCGCTACTAATTTTATAAATTGAACCGCCATTTACAGCAGCAAAAACATCTCCATTTGGGGAAGAACATATTGAATAATTCCTTGAAGGGAAACCCATTGCGACAAAACCTGTTGTGCCACTAACTTGCTTATATATATCACCTGTTGCTCCTCCCCAAACAGCCGTGTTGCCACCAACACTTGCATAGATATCACCATTTGGAGTTGCACACATACTTCTCCAAAATAGATTCCCTACTCCTAATGCAACAAAACTACCAGCACCTCCTGCTTGTTTATATATATCACCTGCACCTCCACCAGTAATTGAACATATATATATGTCTCCATTCGGAGCTACACAACCTCCAGTAACACTTCCTTTAGATGTTGAATTAGTCACTAATGTGAATACACCAACTCCTCCAGTTTGTTTATATAATCCACCAGCAAGACTTGATATATAAATATTTCCAAGATAATCACTAAATAAATTTGCAGCTGAATTTGAACTTAATAAGGAATCAACAAGTAATGGAGAAATAATAAAATTAACTGCCCTACCAGCTTCAATTGCTAAACTCTTTCCTGCATTTATACTTTCTGAATCTTCAATCCCTATTGACCTATTAGCTTGATAACCTAATGTTATATCTTTTAAAGGTGAATTGACTGTTCCTATACCTAAGTAAGTTCCTGTATCCAATAACCTACTATTTCCAATAGTAGTAGCAGTTAACGCCTTTGGGATATAAGATGCTGTTAGTGATGGGTTATTCATCTTTCCAGCTATTGCTGTTGTAGTAAATGCTGTTGTAGCAATTTGTGTGTTATTAGTTCCAGCAGGTGCAGTTGGTGCTAATGGGATTCCTGTAAATGTAGGACTAGCTATATTTGCCTTACCACTAATATCAATTGTAGTTCCTAACTCATCCCAAGTTGTTCCTGTCCATACATAATTACCACCTGTATCTAAAAGATTCCAAACATCACCTATAACTTGTCCTGAACTTGGCAAAGCTGCATAATTAGCAACACTACCCTTTACCTTATAAACACCTGTTATTTTAGTATCAACTTCTGATTTGGTATAAGTATCTACAAGTTTATTCTTTTCAGCAGTTGTATAGTCGTTTAAAGTTGCACCTGCTAAAGTACCATTACCTAATGGAACAATTGCAGGATTTCCAGTATCTGAATTTATGGTAAAATTACTTGCAGTTTGTGTTGTGCTTAAATTTGTAACACCACTACCGCCTCCCGCAACTTTGTTTATATTTACAGTAGTTAAATTAGGATTTACAGTTATTGCAACTGTTTCAGTACTTTCATAAACATTAATATCTATTATATCGTTTGCCATTATCTTGTTACATCATTAGTTATTGAAAAGTTTCCGCTTATATAAGTTTTAACTGTACCATCTGCTTTTATTAATTCAATGTCATAAATATAATTTGCAGCATCTATATTAATTATTTGTTTATTAATTCTAAATAAACCAGAAGCAGGAGTTGTAATTGTTATTCCCGCACTTGCAACTGAAGTTAATGAAAGAAATATTACTCCTCCATATTCTTTTCTTAATTGCATTCTTAACGTACAACCTGTTAAATTTAAAGCAACTGAATTAACAAGCATTTGAAAGTTTACTAATTCAAATGTATCTCCTTTTATATGTGTAAAATCTAAAGCCATTATTTGTCTTTATTTAGTTTGTTTAAAAATACCTCTAACTTTTTTACGTTAGTTTCTTTTGGCTTGTATGTTTCTTTTATATTCATTTTTTTAGCTATAAAACCTTTTTATTTATGTTTTTGACTATAAAACCCAGCCTGTAAAATTTGCGTCTTTATCTGGATAAACATCAGCGTTTGAATTTAGATAATATTCAGGGAATAAATTTTGATTAAAACTCATATAATCTATAAAACGATTTGTATAACTTTGTGCAACATCTCTTTCTTTTTCAATTAAGAAATCTATTTCAGATTTTTCAACTGTAGAACTATTTTCAGAATTATGTTTGAATACTCCTTTATTCGATACCTTATAAGCTGCGTAAGGCAAAAACTCTACCATTGCCCAATGTATTACCATTGGCTTAATATATTTGCTTAAAAGCGTTGTATATGGAGCAGCTAAATTACCTGCTACAATACCATCATTAATTTTGTCGTATAGTTTAGTTCCTAAATAGTTTTGAATATGTAATTGTTGTGCTTGATAAATATATTGAGTATATATATCAGGGTCTAAATTACCATTTAAATTAGTAAATTTAACTATATCATTTGTGCTTATAAAAAGTCCTTGTGCCATATCTTAATTAGTTTGTATATCCCATTTTATTCCAATACTCTTGTGTATATCCTTTTGTAGGCATATCACTTGGCTTCATAGACACTTCTTTTTCATTACGTATTCTATAACCATATTTTTCAGCTATTGCATTGCTTAATGGTTTTGCTTTAGGACTTGTTGGGTCTATTTTTACACCATCTAAATTAGCGTATGTTCTACGTAACCATTTATGTTCACATCTTGCTCCACCTTTGTATAACCAAATAGAATATGTATCAGCACCTTTAACGCCAAAACCAGCATTTACAACTTGACCACCCATAGAAATAATATCTTCTTTTCTATAAACTTTGTCAGCATTTACCATTTTATTGCAAAATTCTCTTTGACCTGATAAATTACCACTATATACATATCTTGTAATAAAGTTTACACCATCAATAACTTTATCTTGTTCTGATTTATTAGTTGGTCTTGCAACTCCTGTAGTTACAAATTGCCACATTTTAGATAATGTACTTTCTTTTTTAGAATTTATGTTTTGTATTTCTAAATCTAATTCATATTCAGTATCATAATCAACTTCTGTTTCATCAATTATTAACCATTCTTCGCCTAATGTTTCTCCTTTTTCAATTAATAAATCTGCAATAGAATCATTTGATAAATTATGTGAACACATTTTAACACCTGTTTCTTCTTCCATTGTTTCTGCATCCATTCCTGATGTATCTACAAATTCTAAAGGTTGGATTGTTTTAAAATATAACTTTAATGATATATTGTTAATAGCTAAAATAACGTCTAATGCTTCAATTATTTCTAATTGATATGGTTTTATAACTATATTGTCAAATAATAGCGTAGCAGTCTTTATTTCGTCTGCATTGTTACCTAATCCACCATCACCTGTTCTAATTCCTAATAACATTGGACTTGTAACTCTATGTCCTACAATTAGCTTTTCAAAACATTCTTTACTTAAATATTCATAATGTGCAGGAGCATCATTTAATGGTAAATCTTCTACAGTTGTTTTTGATTCAGCATTAGCATTAAAAGCTACAATTACTTTTTCACCTCTTGCACCTGTTAGTTTTCCAAGTACTTCACGTTTCAATTTATCCCTCATTTCTTCTGTAGGAATACCATTATTGAAATTTATTACTTTTGTACCACTAAAACCATTTTGACAATCATTTATTTGATAGTCTGCTATGTTTTCTTCTAATAAAGCATAAGGTAAAGAACCAGAATAGTCAATAGGACTGTAATAATCAAATCCACTTACATAAGGTTTAATAACGTATATTTCAACTTCATTTCCATTACCGAATCCAAAAGCAGGAATACGTTTTGGTTTTTCAGATGGTTTCTTTTTTGTCCAATCGTTATGATAATACCAAGCTTCAATTTGTCCTTTATCATTACATTTTTCTGCTCTTAATGTTTGCATTGGAAAGTGTAAAACTTGTTTTACTTGTTTCTTTTCCATTACAACTTGCATTGCAGCCATTCCTAAAAGTTTTCTTTCTAAAGCAATTTTCTTTAAATCAGCATCTTTTATAATAGACTTCATTTGTGCATATTCATTAGGCTTTTTATTAGAATCTAAAGCATCTAATCCTTTGCCATAAATCATATTAGCAACACCTGTTATAATAGCACCATTTGTAGCAGAATACAAATATCTATCAATTAAATATTGAAAGTAATTATTATCACTTCCATATTCAATAAAATCATTCTTTTTATTTTCTTGTATTACAGGACTTGTATAAGCACTTAAATTTACTATTGATATATTACTCATATATTTTAAATTCGTTGTTTGTAACGTTTGCTACGTATTCATTTTGATTGACTGTGTATGTATCTGTATTTTGATTAGTACAAAAAACTTTATCTTTGTAAACTATATCATTATTGTTTTTAATAGTCAAATTATAAAACGTATTTTCTTTTAAATCAAAAATAGTTGTCGTTGTTAAATAATAATCAGATAAGAAAAAATCAGCAGCTATATTTGTTTCACTTCCTGTTGTTTCGTTTCTTAAAACAATAGTAGTAGCTTTTAATTCACGTGGAATAAAACTAAATGTTTGCGGAGTATTTTGTTCTTTTAAAATTATCATAATCTATTTTATTTAATAATAAATTTAACGTAGAATTGTTTTAAAACAAAAAAGGCATACTAATTAAAGTACACCTTTTTAAAAAACAAACAAAAAAAATATTATGCTACAGTACCTTCAACAATAGAAGCAAGTATTCCTGTAGTTAATGGTCCAGTCACAAAGTTTGCAGGTATTTTTTCCATACCTTGAAATTCCATTTTGTAAGATGAAGCGTCACCCATTGCAGCACCTGTAGAAACAGTAGCAGTTACTAAATCCATTCCTTTAGTTAATCCTGCCATAAAGAAATTTCCGTTGTTATCTTCAACAATCACTTGTGGACGTCCATAAGCTAAAAGTTTAAGTTGTTTATGGTCAGCAATAGTTAATTTTTTAATATCCAAAGATAATTTTTGGTCTACAAAAGTAGTTCCATTGTCTCTTGAACTTGTTAAAGTTTGCTCAAAAGTAGAAGTTCCTTTTAATTCATATTTGTAACCAACTGGAGTACCACCTAAAGCAGTAATTACATCCTCTTGTCCTGCAGTTGCAGAATATGTTACTGTTGTAGCATCACCCCAATTAATGAAGTAAACTGCTCTTAATCCGCCAAGACTGTCTTTACATTGAACAGCCCTTCCTAATGATATATCGCAAGGCATAGTTTTATATTTTAAAGTTAAAAAAAAGGGAAGGCATTTTACCTCCCCTATATTTAGTATTATAATTTAGATTATGCAGTTGGTGTGTAAAGTACAATTTCAGAACCTACACCATATTGAACCGCAGCAGTAAATCTCATTATTACTCTTACATTTTGACTTCCGTCAATTTCAGCTAAATCAATCACCTGAACTTCATTTGTCAAGTCATTCAATAAACCTGTTCCAAAGTATAAGTTAGATTTTTGAGCAGCAATAGCGTAATCATTTGTCATACCGTTACAAACAAAGATTTTAACACCATCAAAAGAAAGTGAACCATTGTTGAACCATTGTGTTCCTTGTGCGTTTGTACCATTAGCACCTAATCCAGAAGCTCCAAATCCACCTAAAGCACGTACATAATCACGAGCAATAGATTGAGAAACGTATAGATACAAATCTTCTTTTCCGTACAATGCAGCAGGAATAGCATCAACAATTTTTCCTAATTCAGCGACTACATTAGTAGCAGTTACACCACCAGAAACACCAGCTACGTCAATAACAGTAGCATCAGCAGCAGTAAGAGTTAAAAATCCGTCAAATTCTCCAGCGTTAGCAGTAACACCTTTCCAAATGTTTTGTTCTGTTTTTTCAGCAACTTTAGCTACAACGTGAGACAATAAGAAATCAGCAAATGATGGAGGCAAAGTGTCAAATGCAGAATATCCCATTTGAATAGCTTCCCAATCAGAACGGAAGTCTTTTTTACAAAGTTGTAAATTTACTTGAAATTCTTCTGGAGTAATAATTCTTTCTGTAAGAGTTACAGTAGATGTAGCATCAAAATCACAAGTTGCATTTTTTACGATAGCATCTGTAGCGATTCTTTTAATTACTTCTTTAAAAGCAATGTTTGGTTTAACTTCAATACCACCATTGGCGATAGTTGAACCTGATAATAATGCAGCAGAGATATATTTTCCTGCAAATTCTCCTGCATAAGTAGTCGTTATTGACGTAGTTGTTGCCATAATTTAATTTTTTTTAGTTAAAAAGTTTTGCCATAACTATATCTTGTGTAGTCATTTGGCGATTAGTTGATATTTTATTTATTCTTAATTCAGATTTAACTTCTGGTGAATGTGTTAATGGTTCAACAACAACATCAGAACTTAATTCTTCTTTTACTTCTTTTGCTAATTTTAGTTCAGCAATTTCAGTGCGTAGTTTTTCAATTTCAGAAAAGAACATTTCTTTAGAAACTGATTCAACAATTCTTTTAGGAGTTGCTACTGTTTCAGCTTGTGCTTCTACTTCAACTTCTACTTCAGCTTCAGGAGCTTCTTCTTCTACAATGGCTTCTTTAATTTCAGCAATAACACCTTCAACTGCTACAACTAAAATCATTCCATCTTCAAGTTCGTATTCTCCAACAGGTACAGGAATTCTATCCTCACCATTTACAATAAAAACATTGTTATCCATTTCAAAAGCATCTGCTTCTATAACAGTAACTCCGTCTTTAAGTTTCATTTGAGCAAGTTTTACTTCCATACCCAAAAGAGTTTTGATTTCATTAATTACATTCATATTTACTTATTTAATTATTATAAAATAGCCACTGCTTCTTTTAGTTTATCAGCACCTCTTAATAATGATGAAGATATTGCTATAGATTCTTTTCTTAAATTTTGTGCTTCTTTAACAACATTATCTACTCCTAATTCAACTGCTGCTTTTTCTACTTTATCTATTGCAGCAAATACCATTTTTAATTCTGTATTATCTTTAAGAACTTTTGTTATTAATTGATTTATTGCACTTTTTACTGTACCACTTGAAGTTACCCAAGTTTTTAAATCAGCTTGTATATCTTGAATCAAACCAAGTTCAACTTTTTGAGAAGCTAATTGTGTTTTTCCAAACAATGCGATGTTTACTAATTTTTCAGTTGTCATATTATTTTTTTTATATTAATTATTATTATTTATTTTTGTTATAAATTACGAACTTACACTTGTTATAACTCTTGCAGTATTTGTGTTTGTAACTGTACTTGTTTGTTGATTAAAAGTAGAACCTATTCCTTGTTCTTGTAATTCTCCGTTGCAACACTTTTGAGAGTATTTACCATCTTTACATAAGCAACCTCTGTTTCCACCTTTTGGCGAACTTGTTTTATTTCCCATAATTTTATTTATTAATTTCAGCATTAGTTATTATTGATTTTATTTTATCTATTAATTCTTGTTCTTTAGCAAATTGTAAACTCATTTCTAATTTGTCGCTGAAATATCCTTCTACACTTATTCCTAAATAAGTTCCGTTTTTAATTTCTTCCCAAACTTTATCATTGTCAATACTCATAATAACTGCCCAAGCACCTTCTACTGCATTTAAATCATACAATGCAGTTTTATCGATTTTAGGATTGTCAACTGTCCAAGATTCTACAACTGAAACACCTTCAACTTCTGTTTTGTGTTCTAAAGTAGCATTGTTATTATTTAGTTTTTTTAAATATAATCTTGCTGCTTTGTTTACAGTTTCTTTTGAAAATTTAATATTATATTCATAATCACCATTTTTTCTGTAAATCAATTTATCTGGAACTAAAGCTAATCCTATAATAATTCTTTTCTCATCATCAACTGATTTAAATTCAATTCTATGGTTATTTAATGCAACCCAGTTTTCTTCTATTGCAGGAAACTTTACTAAACTTAAAGCATCTATACCATCTTTATCTTGACTTTCGTCAATAAACAATTCTATTGTTTCTAATTTTTTACCCATTGTAAATTGGTTTTATTGATTTTTTTATTATTCAACATTTGACTTAACATAGAATAACTTATTTTATTAAATTCAGATGCTTTTCGCAATGATTCAAATATCATTTCAGTTTCTATATCTATTATTTTTTTATTGTTTTTACCTAAACAAGAATTACGCATATTTAATTTATAATCTTCATTTTGAGTAAAAGAATAATCTTTAGTATTTTTATTGTAATCAGTTAATCTAATTTTTCTTTTTAATTTTTCATCTTCATTCATATTAGCACAACCTTCTCCCCCATCAGTCATATTAACTAAATTACCAAATTTTAAATCTTTCCTTCCGTAATAAGAAATCAAATTTCTTTCTACTTCTTTAGCAAATTCATAATCAACATTATTAGTTAAAATTTGAACTTCATATCCATATTTATTAACTATATTACTCCAATGTTTATTTCTTCCAAATTTAGAATATGCTCTTTTTTTAGAAACACCTATTCCTATATAAAAAACTTCACCGCAAGGTTTTATATGTCTATATACTAAAGCCATAAATTTATTTTAATTAAAAATAAAATTAAATAACTTTTGTTTATCCTATTGAAGCACTTGAAACTATGTTTCTGTCTAAACTTTGTTGAGTTGTAACATCATTAGCTACTACATAAGCCTTGATAGGTTGTTGTCCTTGTTGTGCTATTGTTTGAGCAACTTGGTTTACAGGACTTGCACCTACTACGTTAAATGCAGGAGCGGCGGGAGCAGCACCCCCACCTCCAGATGGAACACCTCCAGCACTTGGAGCCCCACCACCACCTACTGAAGATAATGCTTTTGCAGTTGCAGCTATATTAGCAGCTATTCCAATTCCTGTAGCTATATTATTTGCAGAAATTATAGCAGTTGCAGTTGCAACAGAAGCTCCTAAAGTTGGTATTGATAATGCAGCACCTTGAGCAGCTACTGCTACATTAGATGCAGTATTTGCTATAATAGACCTTGCTATACCCATTGCTGATTCAGCTATAATAGCTGCTTTTTGTAATGCTTTATTTTTACCTGCTAATCCAGATAATAATCCAATACCTGCTGATATAGCATTTAATTGAGCATCTTGTAATGCTTTCTTTTGTTCTGCAAGTTGTTTTTCAATTTCTAAATCTTTATCAGCCTGTTCTTTTTTCTTTGCTAATTTTTCCTCATAAATAGCATATTCAGCATCTGCTTGACTTATTAAAAAGTTGTTTGTTAATTCAGCAGTATCTAAATTATTTGCTTCTAATACTGCCTTCTTTTCATTGTATTCCCTTAATTCTTTTTGTGCAGGGGTTTCTTTTGATTTTGCTATTTCATCTAATATAGCCATTGCATTAGTCGCTGACTGCATTTCATCAGCTAACCTTTTTTGTTCTTCTGCACTAATTTCTTTATTAGTTTCCTTAACAGTTTTTACTTCTTCTTTTTTATTTTCTTTTTTAGATTTTAATCTATCGTCATCTATTTTCTTAAGTTTTCTGTTTAACTCTAATGCGTATGCTCTTTGATTTCCAGCATCTTCTTCTACTAATTTTAAATATTCATTTTTAGCAGCGACTTTTTGTTTTGTATATTCGTCTAATTGGCTTCCGTGTTCTTTTAAATATTGCTCATTATTTTTTAATGATTTTGAAGCTGCTGCTGATAATCTTTCAACTTGTTTTTCTGCTTCAGATGTAGCTCCTATAAAATCTTTAACTGAATTAACAATTTTATCAAAGTTTTCAACTAAAGCAATAAGTCCAATTACTAAAGCACCTATTCCAGTTGATATTAATG